AAACTGTAGACGTAGCTGTACGTCACGCAGTAAGCTTTGCATTCAACAATGACGGTGCATAAGAGTGCTAACTTGGGAGGGCCACTTGGCCCTCCTTTCCAATAAGGGGCAAAAGATGAAATATATTATCCTGAAATCCTGTGTTGCTGCTGGTCAAGCTAGAAAAGCGGGCGATATAGTTGAGTTAGGCGCGGATGAGGCTACTGCGCTAAAGGGATATGGCCGCATTGGAGATGCTCCTGCGCCTAAGCCTGTGAAGGCTCCCACTGATAGGGCCGCAAAGCCTAAGACCACAAGGGCGAAAAAGAGCTAACGATGGCTATACCATTTGCAGATGATTTATCAAATATATTCGATGTTGATGAATTCGCCACTGCGGTCACTTATGATGGCGGCACGATAAATGGTATTTTTGATAACGAAACCATCCCTGTTGACGCTGGCGGTTATGTGTCCGTTCACGAAGAGCAGCCACGCCTAACCTGTAGAACAACAGACATATCCAGCATAGCCTATAATCAGGTTATGGTTATAAATGCGATAACCTATTATGTGCGTGCCTGGATCCACGATGGAACTGGCGTGACTGTTATTCAATTGGAGAAATCATAGTGGCTCACATTAGGCAGCAAATACGGGAGCAAATTGTTTCTGTACTTACCACTAATGTCACGTTGGTCAGCAACCGCGTATATGGCACTAGAGTTTATTCTCTTACTGAAGCTGATTTGCCAGCTATCACTGTCTACGCAGGATCAGAGGCTTCTGCGCTGCAAACCGTTGGTCTAAAGACATCTGCGCGTGTTGTTTCTATTGAGGTAGACGCATATGTTCGCGCAACAACTAATTTTGATAATGATGTGGACGCTATTGCCGTTCAGATCGAAGAGGCAATAGCCAATGACTTTAACGTCAATGGTCTTGCGAAGTCAGCTGTGTTAGCAAGTACTGAGATTAATTTCTCAGGAGAAGCTGAGCAACCTATTGGTTCTGCGAAGCTTACATTTGATGTGCGATATGATACGGCTATTAATGATGTAGAAACGGCCAGATAAGGAGACTTTACTATGGCAACTCACGCGGGTAGCGAAGGAACTGTGAAGGTCGGTTCTGACGCAATTGCAGAAATTCGTTCTTTCAGCTTAGAAGAAACAGCGGATACTCTTGAGGACACTACGATGGGCGACACTGCTCGCACGTATAAATCCTCTTTGACAACATTTACTGGATCAGTTGATGTTTTCTGGGATGAAACAGATACTGCCGGTCAGGGAGCCCTAACTATTGGTGCATCTGTAACGTTGAATGTTTATCCTGAAGGCGATACTGCTGGCGACACATATTATACTGGTTCTGCCATTGTAACAGGTGTTACACGCTCATCGTCATTTGATGGACTTGTTGAGGCATCTATTACTGTCCAGGGCTCAGGTGCACTAACAGCTTCAACGGTGTAACATATGTCGTTAGCGAAACGCATTGCGGCCAAACGTGCAGAAAAAGAGCGAGGCTTTGTTGATGTGGATGAATGGGGCGATGAGGATAATCCTCTTCGCCTTTATTTCCACGAGGTATCTGCTAAAGACATTGAAAAAGTTCAGCGAAAGCATAAGGACTTTTTGAATACTCCTACAATGTCTGGCATGGTTGACATGATAATAGATAAATGTCAAGATCAAAAAGGTGATAGTGCCTTCACCCTGGAAGACAAGCCTATATTAATGCGAGAAACAATTAACGTTATCGCTAAGGTCTTTGGATCAATATTCGAGACTATGTCTGCAGAGGAACATGAAAAAAACTAAGAAGCGATCCATTTAGATATAGTCTGATTAACCTTGCCGAGCACTTACACAAGACTATTTCAGAGGTTGAAGAAATAAGCCTTTCAGAGTATTATGAATGGATCGCATACTTTAATATAAAGCAGGAGCGCGAAAAAAATGGCAGTTGAAAAGCTCACGTTTGAGATGAATGCTGTCGGGAATGCTGTTCCTGAGATGAAGAAAGTGCAACAGCAGCTTGGTAGGGTTGATAAGACCATGAAGCAAGCTACTGGCAGCATGGGCCGTTATACTGCAGCAAATAGAAATGTAGCAAGAGCGCAGGGTAATCTTACTCGTAATCTTGGTATGGCTTCTTTGCAGTTTCAAGATATTGCTGTGCAAGCATCTATGGGTACTGACGCACTTAGGATTATGACAATGCAAGGTCCTCAACTTGCCTCTATATTTGGTCCTAAAGGTATGATTGTTGGTGCCTTAGTTGCTGTTGGTGGTGCTATAGCGTTAATGGGCAAAGGTGCTTCAGAGACATCATTTGATTTTAAGAAGTTTGGCTCTGATATCTTAATTTCGCTTAAGCCTCTTCAACCTTTGTTCGATAGCATTAAGTATGCATTTGGGCTATTGGTTGATGGTCTTATTTTTGGCGCTAATAAGCTAATCAATGGGTTTCAGTATTTAGTTGCTGGCATTGGATCTTTAGGCGCTGCATTTAAGGCAGAGCTTAACGTTATGGAAGAGCGTTTTCATTTATTTAATTTAAATGTTGAGAAGGGCGTTAGGCAGATACAAAAAGCCTTTCAGCAAATGAAAGACTTAACTTCAGGAACCGCTGCACCAGGATTTTTAGCTCCTATTCCTGGTGATGATCCCACAACAGCTGTTCAAGACTATGAAGTGCTCATACAAAGCTTAAATAGCGCGATACATTTTACTGGTAAAAGAATTGAAAATGCTAATACTGGCTTGAAAGTTATGTCAGATGCAATGAATAATATTAAATTCATTGATATAAATGACTATTTTACGCGAACTGCAGCCGCAACAGAAGAAGTTGCACAAGCATTAAAAGATGCTCAGAAAGCTACACAATCAATAGCGGACACCATGAAGACAAGCATGGAAGATGCTTTAATGGGTATAGCTGATAGGACGAAGACTGTTGAAGATGCATTTAGGGCGATGGCAGCTGACATTATTCGCCAATTGTATAGAGTGCTTGTAGTGCAGCAAATGGTTGGAAGCTTTAATGCTGCAACTGGTAAAGGCACCGGTATAGCTGGTTCAATAATGGGTTTCTTTAACAAGAGGGCAATGGGTGGTCCTGTGTCTGGCGGTAGACCTTACATGGTTGGCGAGCGTGGCCCAGAACTTATTGTTCCAAGCCGTAACGCTCAAGTCGTGCCAAACAACCAGCTTGGTGGTGGCGGCGTAGTAGTCAACCAAACAATTAACGTCTCCACAGGCGTACAGCAAACCGTACGTACTGAGATTAAGCAGCTAATGCCACAGATAGCAGACAGCGCTAAGGCTGCTGTAGCAGACGCTAAGCGGCGTGGTGGATCATATGGAAGGGCATTTGCATAATGGCTATTAGTTATCCACTATCCTTACCAACAGTTACGGGAATAGCTTCTGTTGATCTTCGTGCAGTTAATGCTGTGGCCTATAGTCGTTCCCCATTTACATTTGCGGGTCAGGCACATGCTTATGCGGGACAAATGTGGCAAGCTGACATAACACTCCCTTCAATGAAGCGGGCTGATGCAGAGCAATGGATTTCCTTCTTAATTAGTCTACGTGGCCAGTTTGGAACTTTCTTATTGGGTGATCCTAATGGCGCGACGCCACGTGGCTTAGCCGCAACCCTAGCTGGATCTCCTGTAGTTGATGGTGCAGATCAAACGGGAGGCAGCTTAGACATAAGGGGCGCATCACGCAATAAAACAAACTGGCTTCGCGCTGGCGATTACATACAAATCGGAACGGGAACTGGTACTAACTTACACAAGGTGCTTGCCGATACTAACACCGATAACATTGGTGATTGCACGGTTGATATTTGGCCTCATATCCGCGCCGCACACCCAAATGGAACATCAATAGTGACATCAAACGCTAAGGGTGCATTTAGGCTTTCTTCTAATGAGACATCTTGGTCAGTCAATGAAGCAAGCATTTATGGAATTACCTTTGGAGCAATAGAAGCAATATGACCCGCACTGTCCCAGCAGCACTGCTTACTGCACTTAGCCAGCCAGAGGTTGAGCCATACTATGCGGTTGAGCTTATTTTGGACACGGCTCCTGTTCGTCTATGGACGGGCTACGGGGATCTGACAATCGGCGGCGCTAGTTATACCGGCTCTGGCAGTCTATTGACCATTGATGGCCTTGAAGAGGTTAATGATTTATCTGCTAAGGGAATTACCCTTACTTTATCTGGCATATCATCAAGTCTTATTTCCCTAGCTCTTCAAGAGCCATACCAACGTAGGGTCGCGAAGATATACTTTGGAACGCGTGATACGATCACGCCTATAGAAGTCTTCTCTGGCCTTATGAATACCATGTCTATTGAAGACAGCGGAGAGACGAGCACAATTACGCTTACCGTGGAAAGCAAACTGGTGCGCTTGGAAAAAGCCAGCAATCATCGTTATACCCATGAAAACCACATATCACGTAACTCTGGCGACACATTCTTTTCTTTTGTGTCTCAGTTGCAGGACAGGGATGTAATATGGGGCCGCGAGAAAGTCTAAACGACTACATCAAGAATGTGCGTGATATGCCTTTCCACTGGGGGACGCATGATTGCCTTACCTTTACCAACAACGCCTATAAAGCTATGTACGGCAAGGGTTGGGCTGATGACTGGCTTGGGCGCTATGGGGAAGGCTCTAAGATATTGCGCCGCAAGGAGTTGGAAAATGAGTTTGGCTTTTCTATAAGGCAACTGCCAGAAAAGATTAGCTGCAAGCTAAAGCCGATAAATTATATCCCTCCACTTGGGGCGTTGGTTACAACTAAGAAATCCAACACTTGGATTATAGGTGTAGCTATGGGTATATGCACCGGTACTAAGGCTGTTTTCTTATCGAAGGGCGGTGTGTTATATTTGCCTTTAGATTACATTCACCAAGCATGGGTTAAAGAGATATGAACAAATACAGGCTAGGTGATTACACAATAACAAACTGGAATAACTGGGATAGAGTTCCTAGAGATCCAGTTACGGTTGGCGCATATATCCTTGCTTCAGCGGGGGCTACGACACTTGCGGCATCAACGGTGGCTAGTTTCGTCGTAGGTTACCTGGTCACAACTGCCGTTACCTCTTGGGCTTTAAACGCACTTGCTCCCAAACCTAATTTTGGTGCCGCTGGTTCTGCAAGCATTCTAGTCAACACAAGGGATGCCGCTGCACCACAGGATTTTGTCTACGGAGAAATTCGCAAAGGTGGCGCTGTCACCTACTATGAAACCACTGGTGACGAAAACAAGTTTCTTCATCAGATCATCTGTTTGGCGGGACATGAGCTTAATAGTATTGGCGACATTTACATCAATGATGTTGTGGCGACGATAGATGGTAATGGGTATGTCACAACGGTTGGGTCTGGTGGTGATGCTTTTGATTACGAAAGCAAAATATTCATTAGAAAGTTTACTGGTGCATCAGGGCAAAACGTAAAATCATCCTTGGATGGTATCTCTGGCTTTAATGGCCCTACGCTTCCATCTAACTTCCGTGGGGATGGGATTGCTTGTTTGTATGTGCGATATGAGTATGACCAAGACAAGTTCTTAAATGGCGTCCCTCTAATCACTGCTAAAGTTCAGGGCAAAAAGGTGTTTGACCCTCGCATAAGCAGCACTGCTTACTCCAATAATGCTGCGCTCTGTATTCGTGACTTCCTAAGATCAAGCTATGGTTTAAGTGATACTGGAATTGACAATGTTACATTTTCAGCAGCGGCCAATGAGTGCGACGAAAACATTAACCTGGATGGTGGAGGGACAGAAAAGCGCTACACAATTAATGGCGTGATACAAGCCAACCGCTCCATAGGTGATGTCTTGCAGGACTTAGTTACAGCCTGTGCTGGCACATTGTTCTGGGGTGCAGGATCATGGAAGCTAAAGGTAGGTGCATATTCCTCACCCGTTAAGACACTTACACTTGACGATCTGCGCGGCCCTATAGTCATGGATACACGAATTACCATGAGGGACAACTTTAACGCTGTCTCAGGTACGTTTATCGATGCTGACCAAGATTACATAACAGTAGACTATCCACAGATAACCAGTGCTGCGTTCAAGGCTGAAGACGATGATGAAGAAGTCTCTCTTGACTTGCCTTTGCCCTACACAACAAGCGCATCAACAGCCCAAAGGCTGGCCAAGCTGACGTTGTTTCGCGGTCGTGAGCAGATGACACTTTCTGCTGACTTCGGCTTGGAGGCTATGGAGGTAGAGGTCGGTGACAACATAGCCTTTACCAATGAACGTTATGGCTTTGATGAAAAGGAGTTTGAGGTTGTTGGCTGGAGGCTGGCAGCAAACCAAGACGCTGGTGACTTGCGCATCACCCTTACTTTGCGTGAGACTTCTGAAGCTGCCTTTGATTGGAACGCAGAGGAAGATGCAATTATCAGCAACAACAGCAAGCTTCCTGCTTACAACACTGGAACAGAAATATTAAATCTAACCTTGGCTGATGGTGGCTCTGAAGTCCAAGGTGATGGTACAGTGATTAATTCTTTCATTGTATCATGGGATGTTCCAGATAATGCATTTGTCACCGCATATGATATTGAGTGGGGCCAAACCTCTAGCGCAAACAGAACAAGAGTTACAACGACTAGCAATTCAATAGTCTTAACTCCTGTTTTAGATGACGTAGAATATATTGTGCGCGTCAGGTCGGTTAGTGTAAACGGGTTTCGCGGTCCTTTCGCATCTATCATTGGCAATGTTGGTGGTGATACTACTGCACCCGCCGTGCCAACGAATTTAGTTGCCACTGGGGGATACCAGTACGTCACGCTTGAATGGGACAATCCACCAGAAGCCGATTTCAAATATGCTGAGGTTTATGAAGCGACAACCGATGACATTAATGCAGCGTCATTTGTGGGTTATGGTGTTGGATCATTTACAAGATTTAATCTGCCGAATGATGAGCGCAGATATTACTTTGTCAGGTCAGTGGACTATAGCGGAAATACTTCGGCATTTACGAGTAGCGTCAACGCAATAACTGGCTTCCTTGAAAACGAAGACTTTGTTGAAGGCATCTATGCTATATTTAAGGAGCAAGGCCTTTATGCAATCGAGGATGTGACTACACTTCCTGCTTCTGGTGCTTTTGTGGGTGAAAAAGTATTCAACCGCACTGACGGGAAGCTTTATCAGTGGGATGGAAGTTCTTGGGACTTAGTAATTGCGGATGTTGCTGATAACTCAATCACTGCATCTGATAAGATTATTGCGAATACTATTACAGGTGGTTTGCTGCAATCCTCTGGGATCATCACCAATAGCGCGCAAATAGAGAATGCTACGATTACGACTTTGGCGATTCAGGGCCAAGCTGTAACAATACCGACATCTGCGTACACAAGTGGAAATATATCACTTGGTGGGTCTGGTAATAACTACACGGTTCAAACTATCAACTTCCAAAGCACAGGTGCGCCAGTATTTATTGATATGTCATTTGCATATCAGAATGGCTCGGTTGGCTCTGGCTTTGATGTTTCATTGCGCAGGGGGTCAACTACAGTTTATTCGTCTGGAAATAGAGATGCTTTTTCTAGTAACAAAGGAGCTTGGTCTGCTTCTTTTAAGGATACCCCATCGTTTGGCAGTGTGACTTATACAATTAGGGTCACAACAACACAGAACTGCTCAGGTACAGTTATTAATCAGCGTAGCCTAATGGCCTTGGAGGTTAAGAGATGATTAGCTTTACTGTATATGAAGTTTCTACGGGCGAGATCGCAAGAACAGGGTCATGCCAAGATAGTGACCTTGCCCTTCAGGCGGGTGATGGAGAGGCAGTTATTGAGGGGACTTATCTCGACACTGAATATTATTGGGACGGCTCTAGTATGGTGGCAAAGCCGATGCAGCCATCAACTGATTATTTTTGGGATGCAGCGTCACTGTCTTGGGTTTTAGACAATGATTTGATAATGGATAGGTTCCGCTCAGAGCGAAATGAGCTTTTGTCATCATCTGATTGGACGCAGATGCCTGATGCTCCACTAGACACGTCCACTAAGCAAGCTTGGGCTGCATATAGGCAGGAATTGCGTGACTTGCCTGGCAACACATCTGATCCTGGAAATGTACTATTTCCTACGATGCCTGAACTGTGATACAATAATAGAGCCAAAGGAGAACGCAAATGGCAGAAATAGCGCATAAGCGCGGAGACACATTTGAGCTAACTTGCTCCTTGGAGAATGGCGGCAATCCTGTTGACATCACGGGTTGGACAGTTGCCGCGCAACTACGCAAAGGAGACGATACTTTAGTGCAGAGCGTAACTGTTACTGTCACTGATGCATCTGCTGGTGAATTTACTGTCACAGCGGCCAGCACTGAAACTGACGATTGGCCTATCGAAAATCTGGATATTGATGTAGAGTTCACAGAGGCAAGCGGGTCCGTCAGTTCGTCTGAAACATTCACGATCAATGTAATTAAAGACATTACAAGGAGCTAGGTGAATGGGGAAATATACACTTGTAGTAACAGACACAGGTAATGATATTGGAACCCTTACGGGTCAAACGCTTTCACTTGGGGTTCTTTCGGGATCAGGCCCAAAGGGTGATGGATTTACTGGTGGGTCTTACGACACTGGAACCAAGACATTTACATTTACATCTAACGATGGGTTGGGTTTCACCAGTGGCCCTATTGTCTTCAATGTAGTTGACGATACTACCCCGCAACTTGGTGGTGATCTTGATTTAAACTCTAATGATATTACAGGCACAGGCGATATTAATGTCACTGGTTCTGTTACGGGTACTGATTTTGTAGTTAATGGTGATTTGACCGTCTCTGGGACAACAACCACTGTAAACACAGAGACAATCAACCTTGCTGATAATGTCATTCTTGTAAATTCTAATTACTCTGGGTCAAGCCCGACTGAAGACGGTGGCATTGAGGTAGAGCGTGGCACATTGGCGAATAAGACGCTGGTTTGGAATGAAACAAGTGACAAGTGGACTGTTGGGTCGGAGACTTTTGTTGCAGCCACTTTTGAAGGCAACCTTACGGGCAATGTCACTGGTGATATTGCGGGGGATGTTACTGGCAATGCAGACACGGCCACTGCGCTTGAGACAAGTCGAACTTTTTCGCTAACCGGTGACGCTACTGGTTCAGCTTCATTTGATGGTAGCTCAGATGCATCCATTACGGTTACCATTGCTGATGACAGCCACAATCATACTATCGCCAATATAGATGGTTTACAGACTGCATTAGATGGCAAGGCTTCTGATGGCGCTAATAGCGATATTAGTTCACTCAGTGGATTAACGACTGCACTATCTGTTGCGCAAGGCGGCACAGGGGCGACTACAGCAGAGGCGGCACGAACAAGTTTAGACGTAGACCAAGCTGGTGAAGCCTTGGCTCTAGCGATAGCATTAGGATAAGCACATGGCCAACACATTTAAGAACTATACGAGCGCGAGCGTGGGAACCGGCGCCACAACGACATACACCGTTCCCTCTTCGACTACGGCGGTCGTGATCGGCTGCAACCTAGCAAACCGCACAGGAAGCCAGATCGCCGTGGATGTGCAGGTAGCTGGCGTCTACTTGGTTAAGGGCGCTCCAATCCCTGCGAACTCAGCGCTGTCTGTCTTGGATGGCAAGGTAATCCTAGAAACCACAGACACAGTGGTTGTAACATCA